GTAATACTGCTTAACATTGGACTTAAATGCAGATACAACAGCTTTTTCTGTTCTCTCCCCAATATTGTCACGAGCTTCTAAGTAATCATAGTTAGGGCCGATTGCACCAATACTAAATGTGTCCCCTAACTGATACAGAGCGTTAGCTTCACCTTGTACCTCGTTTTCAACCCTCGATCTTTGTTTAATAGTAGGGTCAAATACAATCTGACCTTCTACATATTGCCAAGCACCTTTGTGGAAACCTGTGGCAATATCAATACCTAGTGAATCATTACGGGCTTTGTAAATACCGTACCAGCGGTCTAGCAACGCTTCCGAAGCCTCTGCTGTATTGTCAGAAGCAGCTAATGCAACTTCACCAGCAAAACCAGCTACCATTGCTTTAAGTTTTCTTTGCACTTCGTCTGAATACTGCTGCAACTCTTTAGCTACTACATCAGCGTTATTCGTAATCATGATTAACCTTTAACGGCAATAATCTGATATAAGCACAATGCACCTTTTGCCCAACTCTCTTTAACTGAATCAACAGTGTAGGTATCAGCACCGTATATAACTTTGTCTTTAGGACTTGGTTTGAAACTAAGGTTATAATTGGCTAGATAAAACTCAGCTGCATCCTTACCAACAAGGTTGGGGTAGTTATACTGCGTAGCCTTCAAATGATTCTTAAACATTGTTACAACATGCGTAGTTTCTGTATTCACGGTAGTCAGTGTTTCTGTATCGAAAACACCTTCTGTGACCTGTACAAAGGAACTAACAAGACCGTGCCTATTAGCCTGTCTTACACAGGCACTGAGGAAATTGTTCATAGCTAAACCACTTAAGCACTAAACGGGCCAACAAACGGGGGTGACTCAGATTTCTGGTATATAGGGTTAGGAATATAATTGTTATCTGTATTCGATGTATTTGATTGCATGTCGGAGATGCTAATACCACCAGCATAGATAGGGTTCTGAGTTTTACCAGTAGAATCTATGTAGCTACCAAGACCGTCGATCATAGGACTGAGGTTAGGGTTGTTAAGATACAACTTCAATGACTCCCTGTATTCAGAGGCTACTTTAGAACCCTTAATGCTGATAATGCCAACCTGAGAGTCTTCCGACTGCATTGAAAGTTTAAATAGCAAGACCCTTGCTGCATCTAAACTGGCCCTGCGTACAGAACCATTTTGTTTATTTAAAAGATATGCTATCTCATCATCGTGCAGCATCGGAATACTTGGGTCAGTATCTCCAACTTCTACTCTGATCGCATTTATTAATTCTGGACTGACACAAGCCATTCTACTTCCTTTATTCAACACCCAGATGCCTGTCTGAATAGATTATACCCATTTCAGCCATATCTCTGATAATTTTCATACGGTACTCAACTGCCACTTTAAATACAGCATCTTTATTTTCTTCTGTAAATCGGAACCTCTTTGACCTAGAAACACCACCATCCCTGTAAGAGACTATGAAAGTTCTAGAGGTTTTGTGCTCGTATACACCAACAACACCTGTATTTGACTTATTAGACTTGACAGTATTCCTAGAATTACCAGCAGGGGTCGTAAGTCGTAAATTCCCAATCCTATCGTCAGTGCAATCACCATTCACGTGATCAACTAAGAGACCGGATGGTGACAACCCATGCAGTACACACACTACGCGTGAAATATAGTACTGTTGACCATTTATACCAACAACACCTCGCTTGGAGTGGCCGTGGAAAGCCCCGGCAACATCCCCTATCAAATACTTGAATCCACCATGAGGTAGCGGGATATTCCTATTCCACCTCAACTTTGTAGGTGACAGTTCATCATAATAGACGTATTCTTCAAGGTTCGTAGGTAAAGTATTCTCTTTCTGTTTAGCTGGACTCACCTTATTTAACAGAGTACTGCGGTACTTTTCAAATAACTGTTGTTCTAACTCCAGTGCATCATTCTCGGTTAAACCGTCTTTGAATATCTCAATAACATATTCATTATGTTTTGTAAATTCTGTCCAACTTTTGTTATTTCTGAATTTTGACCAAGCTCTTTTACCGATACCCTTACCCACGTAGAACACAGTCCCATCTAATGTCTTATGGATGTATACATAATAATCGGTTGTTACAGGATTGACACGGTGCTGTCTTAGTTTAACATTTGCTAATTTAAGTATAGTACGTATTTTATAAGTAGAGAGTTGATACTTAACTGATAGCTTGCTAACTAATGAATTTTCAAACGACTGATTATAATCGGACACGATTTCATCTGCCAACATCTTCGGGACACCTTCTGGGAGATTCTCTCTAACTTGCACTTTCGGTTTACAACAACCCCTGCACCAGCATTTCTTACCATTCTTGTTGAAGGCATTATTCGGTTGTTCAACCTTGCAACGTGTGCAAACCTTTGTAGTCCTCACCTCTGTCAATAACCCTTCTGCTGCCAGCTTCATGATCTTGGCCAGAAAGTCCCGATTCCTCCGTAATTCATTTGCTCGTTCTTTGTTAGCTTGGCGGTAGTCTTTCATCCTGTCTCTAACTTTGTCACAATTTTTAGAGCGCCACTCTTTACTGGCTAACCCTGCACATATTTTACAGTAGCTGCAATATCCTGTAGAGTTTCTCTTATTGTGAAAGAACATTTCTACTGGTAAAACTTCACCACAATGGCTGCACTTCTTCTCGAAAATCATTATCACTCCTCTGTTTAGGAAATTATTGGGTCATCCCTAGCTATGAAACAGCATAGCAGCGCTTGCAGACGTTTTCAGGATGGTAAGGCTAGACTGCAATCTAGCTGCAAGATTAAAATAGCATTATAGCATACTTTCCAAAGAGGCATATTTCTATACCCCTTCAGAAAATCAACTAGGAGTTAATTCTTATTGACTATTAAGCCATTGTTGCTTTCACAACGCACTGAGGGCGACGCAGGAGGTGGGCAAAGTTAGTCTCGCTAGAGATTTTGATTTGCGTGTTATCTTCACTACGTTGTGTCCACATGTAGGCTTCCATACCCATCGTGTTGATGGTGTCGAAAGTTTCGGCAGGGCCGAAGTATTCAACGAAAGTATCTTGAGTACCCAAAGGCAAGATAAATGCTTGACCAGCAGGAATCAGTGCAGTACCGTTAGGCTTGAAACCCAAGTAACGGATATAGCGCACACCAGAGAACGTCACTTCGTCATACGCACCGGAGCGCAGGCCGTTTTGCAACGACTGAGCCAAGTTCAACTGACCTTGTGCATATTTCCATGCGTCAATAACACCAGCTTGAGCAACCATTGCGTCAAAGAACTCAGGGGAGCACAATGCAACGTGAGTAGTGGTGATTTCACCAGATAGCATATTGGTTTGGATGTGGTCAATTGCTTCGCGGGTTTTGTCACGAACCAAAGTTACACCAGTACCAGCCAAAGCGAAGTTGATGACTTTCTGCGTCACACCGAAGTCAGTGTAGAAGTTAGCAGATACAGTGCCGTTAGGGGCATACTGAGTACCAGTGGTCAGGGTGTGAACACGGGCAACTTCACCAGTGATTGCGTGAGACTTGCGGATACGCTCCATCTTACGGGCGATTGCAGCGGCTTCGGTTTCAGCGGTATCCATCGAGCCGTAGGCGCGTTTACCAACCAATTCACGGGCGAACAAGGCATCATCGAGAGGGAAGTGCCCGAGCACATAAGCATGTGCTTTGCGGTTATCTTCCGAACTAACTGTGTTGCGATGACCACGGTGTTGGTCGTTTACCAAGCCAATAGTTTGCTTAGTGCTTTCAAATTGAATGACGTTTTGTGCGACAGATTGAGTGGAGAAAATACCCAACTCTTTTGTCAGACCGTACATATTCGGCAATTCATTGAGTTCTGGTGTCCAGTCTACAATGTCATATGCCGAGGTAAGACTTCTTGCTTGTGCCATGTTAATTCCTTATTCTTGTTATTAATTAGTTTTGTGCATTAACTTGGAAACCAACGGTTTCCAAGAAACCATTAACAGCAACCTTGTTAGGTTCAGTAGCACCAGCAAAGTACACCAGTGCATTAGCACCAAGGACATTTTCACCCTTAACCAAAATGCGCTTCTTAGTGCTATCTTCTTTCGTAGCATCCAGAACAACACCCAACACATCGGTGGCGACAGGCAATGCAGTAATGGCAGCCCATACACCAGAAGTTTTCTTCATCACTTGACCCATTGCAGCAGCAGTGGTGGCGATTTCAACACCATAACCCTCCTTGTCCATCCAAGGGTGAGCACGTTTCACCAGGTTGGACAAACCAACCGAATCAGTTGCGATCAAAGCCATATTATTTCCTTTAATTATTTTGTTTTAGCTTGAATTTTACGGAAGGCTTTTTTCACATCGGAAACACCTTCATCAGCTTGTTGTTCAACTTGACCATCAGCACCAACTGCTTTGAACAAATCAGATTGGTCAGCAATAGCTTGAATATCTGACACTGCTTTCAGGAAGGCTTCAAAGTCAGCGTCTTCCAACAGGTTAGCACCCTTGAACAACGCACCAGCTTGCTCTTGGTTCTTGACAGCAGCACTCAATTTGTCCATACGGGACTTGGTGATAGCGTCTTTCTTTTCTTGTTCAAATTGCTTAACAAGTGCCAAAGCCTTAGTCAATTCTTCTGCTTGGGTTTCCATTGCTTTTTGCAAATCAACCAAGACAGATTTTTCAACCAGTTCTTTTTCAACGTCAGCAACCACTGTCTTGACTTCTTTAGTCATGTAGTTTCCTTCTTTTGTTTTTTGTACCGAGCCTGAAGGCTCAACCGTTTTCTCAACTCTAGAGTTTTGTTGAGTATCAGACTCAGAGGCATTGGCCTTTAAGTCAGATTCTTTTTTAACCGCTACCTTAGCTGCTTGCTTAATATCAGCTACTTTGGTAAAGGCTTTTTCTAATTGTTCTTGGTCTTGCAGAAGCTGAAGATATTGCTCACCAGTCAGATTAGCCATTGCAGTGGTATCCGATTCATGCATGGACTTCATGATACTGAACGAGTTCAAGCGTTTCTGAATATAGCCTTCGTAACTATAATCATCCTCTTCCTCCTCAATACCAGCAGCGGCAACTGCATCTTCTTCGAGTTTTTCTTTTTCAGCGTAGTCCATTGCTTCGGTTGTATAACCCATAGCACGGGCCAGAATCTCAGCATCGTCGTACCAAAGCCCAAAGAACTTCTCAAGGAATTTTTCAATAGGTAAGGTTACAGTTACTTGTGAAGCCTTCTCAAGAATCTCGTCACTGAAACCTTCTACGGACTTGGCAAAAAGTACATATTCTTGCAGGTTAGCAGGGCCAGCATTTAAATCCTTAGACACTAATGCTAAGTGAGCACCTTCATGGTCAAATGTAATATCTGTCAGCTTTCGTTTAGCAGGTCTACCCCGCTTCTTAGCGACTTGTTCAGTCATTCTTCATCCTTTTCTAATTCAATAGGTTTACCAACACCACCGATACTGATACCATTAAAGCTACCATCCAGAACACCTTGCCATAAAGCATCATCGCGGATTTCTAATGTAGCAAGCCATGTCCCTTTAGGTAGGTATCTAACTTCACCGTTAGCGTCTTCCATACTGAGTTCAGTAGGTAATGTATAACTCTCCACAATGCCAAAACTATCTGTTTTAAACATGTGGAAAAGATTAGCAGAGACAGTTCTGGATTTGTTAAAGTTGATGCAGGCTTTTCGGATTTCTTCTGCATCAGTAATATCACCATGTGCGTCAACAACGTCTGGAATCATGCAGACAAATGTAACGTAGTGGTTTTCTGTATCTACTGATTTGTAGATATTTTCTGACTTGGGTTTAGTCACATTAACCCCTTTATTATTCTTAGTAATTACAAGTAGCAATTATTCGATATTATCAATTATATCATTGTTTCACTTAAAAATCAAGTGAAAATGAGCAACTTTTTGCGAATGTCTAAAAGACAAGCTGGTAGGCTTTGGTTTGACTGAGCGAAAGATGTTGTAACCTAATAGGTTTGTGCTAGTTGATTTAAATTAAAGCAAGGGGTATTTCACCCTTGCGATAATTTATTAAGCTGACAGTGCAGCGGCAAGACTTGCTTGTTGCTTAATCTTCACCAAGTTATGCTTAGTTGAATCATAACCAGTACCCTTAATATCTGTAAGTGCAGTATTAACATCAGTCAAGTCAGTATTTTGCAGACTATCCACCTTAGTTTTAATTTCAGCAATTGTTGTATTAGCAGGCGCTGTGTAGCTTGTTGTTGGGAACCTGCTAGAAATAGTTGTATCAACTCTTACCAACTCAGGTGCCAACTCAGTGCGAACAGCAGTTGCGTTCTGTGCTGCTGTAGGCGGGGTTGTGTATGCACTAGCAGGTAATGCACTCTTAGCAGCATCATATGCTACTGTAAGCGTCATAGCAGAACCAACAGCAGCAGGTGAAGCAGGTAGATTATCTGTCTTAGCCTTGATTGCAGTAATACTTGTATTATCTGGAGCTGTATACGCAGTAGAAGCTAAAGCCGTTTTAGCAGCATCATACGCTACTGTAAGCGTCATAGCAGAGCCAACAGCAGCAGGTGAAGCAGGTAGATTATCTGTTTTAGCCTTAATAGCTGCCGTAGTTGTTTCTTTAGCTAAGACTGTAGATGCCTCAATCTGAGTGAGCGAAGGCCCGTTTGACAGCGAATCTACCTTAGTTTTAATTTCAGCAATTGTTGTATTAGCAGGTGCTGTATACGCAGTTGAAGCTAAGGCTGTTTTAGCAGCATCATATGCTACTGTAAGCGTCATAGCAGAACCAACAGCAGCAGGTGACGCTGGAAGATTGTCTGTCTTAGCCTTA